CTGCTCGGACCATGACGCTTACTCGGTCGACACCGTGGGGACCGCTGCCGGCATATCGCAGACGTATTCCACCAGTTTTACGGTGGAGGCGGAGGTGAGTGCTGGTATATTATACGATAATTTTCTTTCGTATGATGAGTATGGTTGGGGTGTCAGAGTATTAGACATTCCGGCTGCACTGTGGGATTTAGTCCCCTACTCGTTCGTTGTGGATTGGGTCCTGAACATAAATGTATATTTTCAGGGCATAACCGCAAAGGCGGGCATCGATCCGTTGGCGACCTGGGTGAAGGAAGTGGTACATCTTTCATCCAAGCGCACTTCAGGAGCTGTGTACCTCAGCGGTTGGACTACAGTTCGTAGCCCGAACGCGGTGGAGACTCGCACGTTGAAGAGTGTGCGTCGTACTCCTCACCTACCCAGTCCGTCGATCACGTGGAACTCGGGATTCTTTCGCAAGATATCCGAGTCAGCGAGGTCTGTAGACGCGGCTGCTATTCTCTTCCAACAGTTGGCGAAGGCCTTAACCGGCTCACGCCGCTCAACGAGCTCACGTCTGTGAGCTCACTATTAGGAGTTGTCTATGACAATCACTGTAAACACACGTGTCTACACGCTTGATGGCAATGCGGAAAACCTGGCTAAGTACGTCGGCCCGGCCGCGTCGTCGACTGTGAAAGACTTCATGTTGCTGAAGCGTCAACCTGCACGGCCTACCGCAGACTTCGCGGGAGTCAACCGGGTTACCTTTAAGGTGGTCAAAACCCTCACGCTGCAAAATTCGAGCGTGTGGGATGCCATCGTGGAGGTCAACGCCAGCATCCCCGTTGGTGCCACTGAGGCCGACGTTGATTTGATCCGTGATGATGTGGCCGATGGCCTCCTCACCGCGAATATCGACTCGTTGTTTTGGAGTCAGCGTATCATTGGGTAACCCCTGATGAGCCGCGAAACTCTTTGCACCGTAGCCGGTATTATCCTGATAGTGGCACTGCTGCTGTCAGGTAAGATCAAATCTGAGGCAGAACTTGCCTCTATTTTCATGAAAGGACTACATGATGTTCTCCTGGAAAAGGTTGAAACGGTCGGAAGCGGTCATTCAACGGCGCGGGAGTGAGGCATACGCCAACCTCCTTAGCACGCTGGTTCGAAGTAACCAACCACTGTTTGACAACGCACAAGAGCTAGAGGGTTTTATTGCCTCTAGGGACTGGGCGTCGTTGTTCAAGTGGGCTGATTCTGTGTCCCCCACAGAGTATGGGGATCCGGCACGGTATTTTGCCGCGAGTCAGTTGTCCGCACTTGTGCTGAAATATCCTTTTACACCCATCGAACTCGCCGGCTT